GGGCCGCTCGGGCCGCTCGGGACGCTCAGGACGACGGATGGGCTGTGTTACTGCGGGAGTTTGGTAACTGGGTGATTGGATCTGCCGGCTGGGGATGGCGTTGGGATTTATCGTGGTTGGCCAGCACGGCATTCGGCGCTGCCCAGCTAAGGATGCCAGTCGTATCCGCCTGGGCCGATCCGGTGTTGGCCGCCTTTACAGCCGGCGCGTGGTACCTGGTCTGGACGCCTACGCACCTTTATTGGGTGGCGCATCCTCGAATCAGCGTAGAAACCGGAGATTTTGGCCGACGCCTGCATTGCGCGGATGGTCCAGCGTGCGCCAATGACGTGGAAAACCTGTATTTCTACCACGGCGTCCTGGTGCCGGCGTATGCGATCGTGCGGCCAGAGCAGATCACAGTCGCAGAAATCGAGGCAGAAAATAACGCTGAAACCCGTCGAACGTTGATCGAGTTGATGGGGTGGGAACGGTACATCCGCGAAAGCGGTGCGCAGATGATCCATCGACGCTTTAACCAGCGCGATCAGCAGTGGGAGGAATTGTACCGGCTCAAAGACGAGTCGCTGCGAATCAAGCTCACCGATCCTTCCACTGGGCGGAAGTATGCCCTAGGGGTTCCGAACCAAATTCAAACTTGCGAGCAGGCCCAGGCGTGGATGTCCCACGGGCTGGATTCGCTCGCCCTTCACAGGAGTTAGTCATGCAGAAGGTAACACAGAATCGTGCAGTCCAGCAGCCAGAGGCGATCGTAAACAACGCGGCAAAGCTGCATCAGACCTTTGGTGCGGGGGATGTCGCTCATCAGGGCGATCTGATGCTCATTGGCATCAGTGCCTTGCCCAGGTCGGCCAGGCTGCGGACAAACCGACAGCTCGCCGAAGGCAGCAGCCAGGGCAGCCGGCATGTGTGGGAGCGTGGCGAGATTTACGATGCCGACCCGGATGAAGTGGCACGCCTGATACAGAAGGCGACCAAGTGCCTCCTGGAGCACGGATATGTCGGCCCGGTGATCGTCTCGCCGGCGGACCCGACTGAGAACGATCTGACGCACCCAGAGCATGGGAATCAGGGGTTTCCCGCCGGTTGCATTCTCGCTGTGGCGTACCAGCGGAATCTCGATGCCGAGCAGCGGGAGCAGCGCGTATTGGATTGATCTTTAACCGCCGGTGCATCCGGCAAGGAAGCAGCAATGGCCAAAAGTAACATCCCACCCGGCGGCATGGTGGAGCTTTCCGTTGACACCATCGACGAAGGTAAATTCCGCAAACAGATCAACCGTGCCATTTCCCGGGCGTACCGGGAACTGCTGGAGTACGAGAAGCAGAGCGAAGATCCATCGGGTAAGGCGGTGGTGACCTGCCAGGTGCAGGTGTTTCGCACCAAAGGCGCCCGCGATCATTTCTCGGTGGTGCATCAGACCAAAATCACCGTCCCCAGCATGAAAAACGTCTCGGTGGTGAAGGCCCGCGGCGAGAAATTGCTCTGCCAGCCAGTGGGTTCCAGCCAGTATGACCCGGACCAGCAGACGATCTTTGACGCCGATGGGCGAATCATCGGCGGGACGGACCCAGAAACCGGGGAAGTGATTGACCCAAATGCTCCGTCGCCAGTGGCGGGGAAGATTGTTCCACAAACCGCAGCCCAATAGCTGCTCGGAAGCGGCATTGTCTGCCGCAGAAAGAAGATTCTCATGGGATACGACAATCCAACACGGCCCGCCGGAGCGGCGCCGCTGCATCCCGATGCCCTGCTGGATCAGCTTGTGGCGGAAAAGGCCGAAGCCGCCAGGGTGAAAAAACGGGGCTGGGTGCTCGATCTGGCCAGCGAAGCTCGTGAATTGGATCTGGCAACCGCACTGCGTGCCCAGCAGCTTTGCAGCATTGTGGGTGAGGATAAGGCTTCACTGAGCGACGAGGAAATCAATCGCCTGCGGGAGGGGCTTAAGCAGATCGTGGACGCTACCGCGGAAAAGTCGCGCATGCAGCCCTCAATCGAGTTCCGCGAATCGTTGCCGGTGCATGATGAGTGGGAGCCTCCGGCAGATGAGCGCCACCACCTGGTATCGGCAACCGATTCCCTGATTTCGTTCCTGAAACGGTATGGCGATGCAAGGCAGACGGTGGTTTTTGTGGGAGCAGAGAAGATCACTTGTGTTCTGGATGACTCCGTGATGCGCGGCGCCAGGGAAACCGTGACCATGCCGTTTGCCATGTCGAGTGACTGGAGGGCGTGGACGGATCTGATGGAGAAACCGCCGGTGGTGCATGGCGAGCTGCAAAAGTTCCTGGTGCGGCAGGAGCATACGCTGGAAAGTCCGGCCATTCTGCTGGCCACTTCCAATATCAGCCACACCGCCTCGGTCGATCATAACTCTGATTATTCCAGCGACGGTGAGGGATATGGCATCGTTTTCAAGACGGTCAAGGGTGAAAAGCTCCAGAAGTTCCCCAAGACGTGGAGCATCCGCCTGGCGGCTCTGGAGCAGGATCTGCTGGATGGCAACAAGGTGGAGGCCAATATCAGACTGGAAGTGCATATGCCCACCGAAGCGGCCAAGCCGGTGCGATTCTCCCTTGCCTGCCCGGAATGGCAGGAAATCTGGCGGCGACGGGTGGCGCAGGAATCCAACCTGATTCGAGAGGAGTTGCCGGAGTTCCTCGTGATCCACGGCGAGCCGAAGTACGAACCCCGGGCGCTGGGATCGGAATAGAGCGCCTGCGCGTGCAGGCGGGTTCCTGGTCATCGCGCAAACACCGCCAGGAGCCATGCAGCGGTAGCTTAAAGGCAAAGCGACGGGCTTCATCACCCGCTCATGCAGGTTCGAGTCCTGCCCGCCGCTTTTATGCTGGTTGTTCGATACATCTTCGTGGTGCTGATCGTGGCGGCGCTGGCCCTGCTGCTGGCGCTCATCACCAACCGCAACGTGGATGTGGTCTTTGCGGCACTGCTGGGCGCCACAGCCCTGTATCGTGCCATGGAGGGTTCCCGTGGCTGAATCTCGCAAAACATGGGTGGATGATCTGGCGATGGTGCCCTGCAGGGCGGCGACGTGCCGGCGCCCGCTGGTTTTCGCGGCCAACCGCGTCACGGGCAAGGAAGGCCCGATTGACCTGCGGACGACGGTGTATGTGCTGTACCGGCCGGCGATGCCGATGGTTGTTCCTCAATGCAATACCGCCAAAGATTTCCTCTCCCAGGTCGCCTCCATCACCCTGCATGATGGCACGGTGCTGCGGGCCGATGATATTCGCCTGGGCGTGAGCCATTTTCAGACGTGCTCCAATGCCGAGCGTTTTTCCAAAAAGGGTAAGACATGAACTGCAAAGCGTGTGAGGATAAATTGGATCCACGGGCAGAGTGGCGAAGCAGAAAGCACATTCCGCGTTCAAATGGGATCCACCCAAACGATTACTGTGAAGCGTGCTACTACGAATTGGCCGCCGGCGTCATCCCCAATGTGTGTCATAGCCACACGCAGCGTGGCAGCGGCGGACTGACACCCAGACAAGCGATCAAGAAGAATTGAGGCTCAAATGCGAGTCAATATTCAATGGTGCCTGCTGGCTGGCCTGGGCGTGTTTCTGGTGCTGATGCTGGGAACATAGGAGGCGGTGATGTGGCGATGGCCGTTGATGTGGAAAAAGACGCATGATCGCTTTGCCGCGGCGTTTCAGGCCAAACATCGTGAGGACCGAGCGGTGATGCTCAAATCCTCCGCCCAGGCCCTGGCGGATGCCGCCAGGAATTTCCAGCGGCGGCTGGAGGATCAGAAAGCGGTGCTGGATGAGCAGGTGCGGCGGTTGAGTACGGTCAAAACCGTCCGGGTGTCATCGCCGGGCGCGGGCAAAGTCGTGATGTTCATTGTGGAAGTGGATCCCGCCCTGCTCCAGCAGGCCGCGGCGTTTGAAATGGTGGATGGGCGACAACTCATCGCCGACCGTGTGGCCGAAGCCGTGCGGAAGCAGGTGATGGATTCAAAGCACTGGAGCGTGAACCCATGAAGGGCGTTCGGTTCGAGTTTCACTGCCTCACCCATTTTAGGACGGGCGAGGAAGCGAGATTCATCGTAACGAATGAGTTCCCAGGGCGCACCTTGGCGCTGCTGGCTGAGACTTACGATGAGGCAGTGGCCAGGACCAGGAAGATTTGCGATGCCTGGGCGGCCAGCTTGGTGGGTGTTCGGATCGAATATCAGCGAGTAATAGAGGTTCCTGAGTGAATGTGGCTCTACCTGCCCAATGTCTCACCGTCCTCGACGCCTGCGCTGGCTTTGGAATGCTCGGCGAAGCGGTCCTGCTCGGGCTCGAAGCACTCGGGCTGTCGGGGCGGATTGTCTGTCACATCGAGCGGGACGCCGCAGCAGCGGCCGCTCTGGTGGCCCGGATGGAAATCGCGTCCCTGGATCATGCGCCTGTCTGCGACACGCTGCGATCCTTCGACACTCGCCCGTGGCGTGGAATCGTGGACATCGCATGTGCGGGCCTGCCGTGCCAGCCGTACAGCCTCGCTGGCAAAAGGACCGGCAACGCCGATCGACGGAGCTGGGGCACCAAGAATCACCGCCAGCGCCCCCGCGGGCCGGTTGCGAAATTTCTGCGAATCGTGCGCGACCTGCGACCCGCCGTGGTTTTCCTCGAAAACGTTCCAGCCTGGGTTGTGGGGGGACACTTCCGATCAGTTGGCGAGGAGCTATGCCGACTGGGTTACACGCTCGAAGATCCGATCTTCCTCGCTGCGGGCGACGTTGGCGCGCCGCATGAGCGAGAGCGTGTATTCGTCATGGGCCACCTGCCCCCAAGCATGGCATTCGGAGTCTGCCATGCTTGGGGGCAGCAGCTCACGCGGCGGGGATCGGATCGGGGAGGAGCTGCTGGGCGGGCAGATCAGGAACTGGCCCAGCGCCCGAGCAGAGGATTCGGAGAGCTGCGGGAACCATCCCAATGCAACGGATTCGCTCACGGGAGCAACGAAGCTCTGGCCGCCGGCGTTGGCTTGGCCAACGCCGGCGGCCAGAGACGCCAAGGGTCCAAACGCCGAAGCACACCGGGAAAGTCGGGAACGCCCCCACGAGGATCAGCTTCCCAATCGGGTGGCGACCTGGGCGACTCCCAACATGCCGTCTCGGGTCCCCGAGACGGCAGCGAGCAAGGCGACACGCCCCAACAGCGGCGGGATCGACCTGCAAACGCAGGCGATTTCGTGGGCAACCCCGCTTGCCAAGGATGGCCGCGGGGAAATGACGCTTTCTGCGAAGAAAGCGGCGCGAGCGAAGGGCGCGCCCAAGGAACTGCTGCACGAAGCGGGAGCATTCCCTTATTCCCCCCGGGCAGAGGCGATGAAACAGACCCCGACCACCCCGACTGGGGCGCTTGGGCGGCTGTTGCAGAGCTGGACCCCGCCCTCATGCCGCGCGTTGAACCCGAATTTTCAGTGGTGGCTGATGGGCTGGCCTTCTCCCGTGCGGATTTACTGCGCATCGGCGGCAACGGAGTGGTCCCGCTGGCGGCGGCTTGTGCTTTCGCAACTCTGCTTTCTGCTGCGATCGGAGGCCGGAAATGAGTAAATGGGCCTTCGACATCTGCCTGATCTGCGACCCGCCCACGATCACCCACCAGGCGAAGAAGATCGGGTATTTCAGGCGGCGGACCGCCCAGGGCGCAAAGATGACGCCGCGGCTGATAGATGACCCGAAGCTGGCCGGGGCCATCCGAACGTACCTGGTGCTGCTGCGAGCCAGCGGCAAGGTCCCTCACCGGCCTTTGAGCGGGTATGTCGAGCTGGAGCTGGCGTTTCGGTGGGCGAACGGCAAAAGCCAGACAGACGAGGAATGGCGACCGCTGACCCCCGACTGGGACAACGCCGCCAAGACGCTCCAGGACTGTTTGGTGCAGGCGGGATTCATCGAGCGGGATGAGCAGGTGGTGCGGTGTACGGTGGTGAAACTTCGCGGGCCTGGCGCCTGCGTGCAGATCCGCGGGCGGGAACTGCCGCCGTATGAGAAATGGCTGGAGGAAGAACCGTGAAGCTTATTCTGGCGAAAATGCGTAACGCCTGGCCTCTGGTCCGCAAATCCAGGCTCAGCCGGCAGATCGTGGAAAACAGCCGCCTGACGCAGCGATTGCGTGAGGAAGAAAACAAAGCGGCTTACTTTGAGTATCGCTTCCAAGAGGCGGCAAGGGGCATCCAGTGGCCGCAGCTCGAATTTCGTATGTCCCTCCAGCCTGTGTGTTGCGATCCGATGCACGCCCTGACGGTGGAGGTTAAGCCCATGTATGTATCCAAGACTTTTCCTTGGAACGCGAGGGTCGATGACATTCATCAGGCTGCGGCCCTCTTAGAGGAGGCGGCATGGCTGGGCGTACAAACGAAAATACGTGAGTCAATTCGCCATCAGTTGGTGGAACAGCTCGCGAAAATCACAGGAGTCTCTTATGGCACGCAAAACGATTCTGCGGAACAAAACCGGCACGTTGAGCCTTAACCACAAGTGCTTCATCGAGCTGCGCCAGGGAAGGCGCATTCGTAATCGGCACGGACGGTACGTCCAGGTCGCCTACTTCCGCATCAAAGCCCGGAACGGCCGGATTCTCTGCCATTCGGAGCAGTACACCCAGCCGAGCAAGGCCCTGGCCGCGGCCCGGCTGATCGCCGACACGGCCATCATTCCGATTTACGAGCGAACATGAGTGAGAAGGTCAAATACACCGCCCTGCTGAAAGCAATCCTCTGGGACCTGCCAGCGGATCGGCAGGAGGATCTGCGCGAGCAGTTCGAGGAACGGGCGGCGATCTGTGAATACGATGCAAACATGGCCCGAAGCCTGGCGGAGAGCATGGCGTTCGGGCAGGTCAAAGCGGCTCTCCAGGAGAAATGACGATGACGATCGAAGCGAAGATATCGGAAATGAACATCCCGGAGCTGCTCAAAGGCAAACTGGACCGCCTGGGGCTGGAAACGGCCGGGCAGGTGGCAAGAACCATCGACTATTTCACCCGCCAGGGGAACTGCGATCCGCGGGTGATGCAGGAATTGACGGACAACGATCTTGCCCAGATTCGTTCCGCCCTGGATGAGCTAGTGGTTCAGGCCAAAGCGAAGAAGGAGGCCAAGCCCGGGCCGTCGCCTGCATCGAAACCAAAACCCGCGGCAAAGCCGAAAAACGCAGGCAAAGCAGCGGCTAAGCCTCCAGCGGCGAAACAGCCGACAACAAGCATCACCAACCGGCAGTCTTACTGGGAAGGCACCAGCATGAAGTCGTCTGCGCTGCATCCTCCGGTGAGGGTGCCCCTGGGCGAGATTGCCTGCCGGCTGGCGCCAGTCCCTATTGGGTTGGCATCCCTGGTGCAGGCGTATGGGCCACTGGCGCCGCTGGTGCTGACGCCGATCCAGAACATGGAGCTTGGCGGCAGAATCGCTGGCGAGGCGATGGGCGCCAAAAAATACTGGGTGGTGCTGGGGGATGAATGGTATCTGGCCGCGCGTGATGCGGGGTTGATGAGTGTGCCGGCGGTGATTGTCCACGTGACGGTTGCGCAAGAGCAGCAGGTGCGCAGCCAGTGGGCGGAAATGTCGCGGGTGCTGATGTTGAGCTGGGCCAGACAGGAGTGCGCCAAGATGCGAGAGCGGGCGGCGAGCCTGGAATCCTGGCTGGAGGTGGCGTGATGCGCAGTAAAATGGAAAAGATGTGCCGCGGGCTGATGGAATTAGATGATACCGAGTTGGCGCACCTGGCCGGTGCCGCGCTGCTGATCTCGGCGATGCGGACAGAGCAGAAGAATGGCATCCGCAGCTACACCCCTGCCAATCCGATGATGTTTGCGGTGGATTTACCTCCGCTGGGCGGCGTTGGGCCTCTGGGTATGGTCGCTCTGTATCATGGCCACACCTTTGCGGAAATGGAGCCGCTGGTGCGGCATAGCGGCATCCAGGCGGCAACCATTACCGCGGCGCTGGAACGGGGGTCGGCCCAGGATATCGACCTGACAGAAATGCAGTTCGACGGAGAGGCGGAAATCGACCCACCCCAGGGGGCTAAACCGGGATAATTCGGGAGGATCGGCAGAAGATGGCCAAGGACAGGACGATGGTTAAGACTCGCATGGACGCGGCTTTACGACGATCCGCGTTCGTGACCGCGTTCTGCTCTGCCGGTGATGGGTTCTGCCAGCCGGTGGCAGCTGCACGCCTGGCAGGATTCCGTGGACCGGACAAGACGGTGCAGAACCGGGCCAGCGAGCTGATGTCTGATCCTGACGTCATGCGGGAGATCCAGTCGCGTTTCGCCCAGGCCGCCGTCGAGTCCATCGCCTCGGCAGAGGAGTGCATGACGGTTTTGTCCGCGCACCTGCGGGGCACGATGGCTGATTTCCTCCGGGTGAACAAGGAGGATGGGACGTTCGAGATTGACGCCATGAAGGCCGAGGCGGCGGAGAAGCTGGGGCTGATTCGGAAGTGTCGGTTGAAAAAACACAAGGGTACTGACCCGTTCGGCAATGAGTTCACCGAGACGGAATGCACCGTGGAGCTTTACGATGCCCAGGCCGCCGCCCAGACGCTGCTGCGGGCGTTGGGGTGCATGGGCAAGGGTAAGCCGCTGTACGGCTCGAAAACCGATGCCAACAGCCTCCACGAGAAACGCCGCCGCGTGGCACAGCTTTACATGGAAATGGGCACGCCCCGGGATGAATGGCTGCCGAGTGTGCGGCATTGGTACGAGAAAAATGTGAAGCCCGTGGAGGCGACGACGCGATGAATACCTTGAATGTTCCAACAACCCGTGATCTTTTGCGTTCGCTGCAAAGTAACCTGTGCCCGATCTGCGGCAAGCTGAAGATTCCTCGACAAACGCTGTGTCGGCCGTGTTACAGCAGGCTTGGAAGCCGCACCAAGCGGGCGCTGTATGCTCGTGTTGGTGATGGATACGAGGAAGCAGTGCACGAGGCGATGATTGCGCTTGGCGTCCTTGAATTACAGTTGCCGTGATGACCGACACACTGGCAATGGACTTCCTGCTGGCGATGGGCGAGCTGAAAGCCGCCTCCAGTGCGGATGTCTACCAGCCAGGGCGCAGGATTGGAATTGACGGAAAGCGGATCCCCCCTGAACAGAATGGTCAGCTCCAATTTCATGCCGCCCCGCACATCATCCGCCTCATGGCCCCCGGGAACGGCTTCGGCAAGACTGCGGCCATGGCCAAGGAAGTAGACTGGTGGGCGACGGCGGACCATCCGTACCAGGACTTGTCCCGCCTTGCTCGCCGCAAGCGGCAAATCGTCTGGACGGCCACCAAATACCAGCAGTTTGAGCTATTGCGCCCGAAGCTGGAGCCGTGGTTCACCCCCGGCTGGCGATGGGTTGGCTCGCCGCAGTATGTCTATCGCTGGGGTGAGATGGCGGAGATGTTCGTCATCACCGCCGAAACCGACTGGCGGAACATCCAGGGGATCGAGCCGGACCTGGTGATGTTCGATGAAACCCCGCCGGCGGCTTTGTGGTATGAAATGCAGCGTCGACGTCGCGGCGGCACGGAAACCCGCTTTTGCATGGCCGCCACGCAGACGGATGGCCTCACCTGGATGTATCATGACGTCTACCTGCCCTGGAAGCGGTTTCACGAGAAGCTGGGCCTGAGCGAGGAGCAGGCGATGGAGCGGCAGTTGCACCGCTTCCCGGCGGATGAACTGGCCAACGTGCCGGGGATCTGGTGCTGGCCCAAGGGAAGCCACCGGGACAACCCCACCGCGACGGCGGCCACCTGGGCGTGGTACCTGCACTCCACCACCGGCAGCCCCGCGGAGCGGGCGGTGCGGCTGTACGGCGGATTCAGGCAGTTTGCCCTGTCTCCGGTGTTTGACCCGGCGGCGCTCGAAATGCTGCGGGAAATGCTGAGGCCAGGGGTTAATGGGGCTTTTCATGCCAAAGACGACGTTTGAACCTGGCGTGACCTTTGCCGGCGGGCGCCTGACGCAGCATCTCAAGCCCAAGCCGGGCATGACCTACGCGCTGGGGTGTGACACCGCCCTGGGGATCGAAGGCAAGGATTTCGACGCGATCGAGCTATTCGATTCGGACGGTAAACAGGCATTCGAGGCGGTGGGCCATTGGGATCTGCGCACCGCCGGCGTGATCCGGGAAATCGTCTCGCATTACGGGGGCGTTCGGGCGGTGTTTATCGTCATCGAGCGGGCGACGGTGGGCTTGCCGATCGCCCGGGAGCTGCACGAGGCGGGATTCTGGGTGTATTTCGAGCGGGATGAGGAGGTGCGGGCAAGGCCGGTCCGTGATAGACTGGGGCACGCGCCCAAGCACAATGACGCGACGATCCGCGAATTGCAGAAGCGAATCGCGCCGTATGATGACCTGGGCGTGTTGCAGCGTCCGACCATCGAAATTTACTCCGCCGAATTGCACGATCAGCTCTGCAAGTTCGGCTACCGGCATAAGGCCGAGAGTAAAACGTTCGAGGATGCGAGAGATCGAGATCTGGTGATGGGCTCGCCAAAAGGCGAGCATGACGACTTGGTGCGAGCCGCGGCGCTGTCCGTGGCCGGGCTGCTCTGGCTGCCCCAGTATCAGCCGCCCAAGCCCCGCTTCGCGGCGGGGACTTATGGCGAGCTGGTGGGGATGAACGAGCCGGAAAAGCCCAAGGATTCATCCTATTTCTAGGATATCGCGCCATGTTGAGCCTCACCCCCCACCTGTTGATGCGCTGCATCCGCAGCGGCTTTGAGTTCATGGAAAACTTCACCATCAAGCGGGCGGAAATGATCCGCCGCTTTGCCGGGCCGCACTACCGCCAGGACAACCAGGACGCCAAAAGCCCGGAGAACTATCCCTTCGCCTACAAACAGTTCGTCTCGCCCCAGCTTCTGTTCGGCGTGCCGCAATGCACTGTGCGGGCGGCCAACTCGGTGGCGGATGCGGCCCTGGCCGATGCCTTTCAGCTCGCCCTGAACGCCTGGGCGAAGGAAACCAGCGTGCTGGGAACGCTGGAAGAAGCGTTGGATGACAGCTTTTTCGGCTATGGCATCACCTGCGTCGGGGTGGAAGGCCGCGGGTATTACCGCGCCGGCGGGCTGGAGGCGGTGCAGGGCGACTTTGAGAGCGTGCCCAACTACCCGTATTGCGTCCGCATCGACCCGCGGGACTTCTTTATTTTGCCGCCGGCCACCAACCTGCGCCGGGTGCGGATGATGGGGCATCGCTTCGAGCGGGACCTGGATGAGCTGGAGGGCGATGATACGTTTGACCAGGAGCAGGTGGCGCGGCTGCATGACACGCCTAAAACCAGCCCTGCGCCGAACGATGCCTTTGACAATCAGCAGTATGATCCCACCCAGCCGGAGCATCGACGCATCACACTGTACCAGGTCTACCTGCCGGAGCAGGGGCGAATCATCACGGTGGCGGAAACCGGACGCCCACAGAGCGAGGGGATGGGCGCGGACGGCGTGATCCTGCGGAATGAGAGGTATTTCGGCCCGGATGAAGGCCCGTACGACCTGTGGGGACTGGACAGCGTGCCGGGCGAGGCGATCCCGATCTCCCCGTTGGTGGCTTTGTGGGATGAGTTCCTGGAGGTCAACGAGCATTCCAAGGCCGCCAGCCGCGCCGCCGCCACGCATAAGCGGGTGGGGATCTACGGCGCCGGTTCGGTAGCCGATGCCAAGCGCGTGCATGAGGCCAGGGCGGGAGAATGGGTGGCCGTTAACGACCCGGCCAGCTTCAAGGACGTGGAAACCGGGGGCGTAACGGAGAGCCAATATCGGTTTGTGCAGTTCGTCCGCGATCGCTTCGACCGTAATTTAGGCTTCACCGACGCCCAGCGCGGGCAGATCAAGGCCAATACCACCGCCACCCAGGCCCAGATTGCCAACAGCAATTCCGATCTTCGAGTGATGAAGATGCAGGAGCGCGTTCGTGGCGTCATCGCCAGCATCTACCGCAAGGTGGCATGGTACTTCTTCCATGACGGCAGCATTGAACCGATGACGCTCGAGCAGACCGATCCGATCAGCGGGGCAAAGATCGGGGGCACGTTCATGCCCGGACCCTGGTACGGCGGGTACGTCGCCGGCGTGTGGGTGCCGCCCAACAATCCCGGGGACTGGACTGATTACAACCTTGAAATCAATCCCAAGACGATGGGGAAACAGGATGATGCCCTGTTGCAGAAGCGGGCGCAGGATGAATTGGCGCTGGTGGGGAACCTGGCGGGCATGTTTGGCCCCCAGGCGATCAACTGGCGGCGCGTGCTCAACCGCTATGGGGAGGCGATGGGCGAGCGGGACTACGCGGAAATCGTGCTCTCCCCCGCGTTCACGCCGATGCTCGGCCCGGACATGCAGGCCGCCCAGGTGATGCAGGCGGGGATGATGCAGCGGCTGCCTCAGCCCGCGGGCGTCGGTGGAGGCGTCACGGCGGGTTCAGGGGCGGCGCCGGTGGCGGCGATGACGGGGAATCTGCTGGGGCAGGCGCATGCGGCGTAGCGCTCGCTGGCGAAAACTGCTTCCCCTGACAGGGAGTTTTCGCCAGCGGCTGCGTAGCGAGTTCCAGCAGTTTCATCTTGCCGAGTTTTATATATGCTCGGTTAGCGAGAGCGCGGACATGATCCGGTGAAACCTGCCAATACGAGGCCAGTTCGACGACCGTGTATTGCGGATGCCCTCTCAGTCCGTGTAAAGCCTGCACCGTGGATCGTTCTCTGAACGTCAGATCGGCAAGTGCGTTTTTTGGTTGGTCTACCACAGCCATAGCGTGTTCGGACGTCAGCTCGGCACACACATGCAACTCGTAACGACCGCTTTTGTTTGGGATCCACCCCCTGTGAGTCACTCGGACAGAGACATATTCGCTATGGTTATCGGCGAGTTCCAGGCTCAAGGTAATCTCATCGCCCACACACACCCGAGCTAAATCCAGCGGCAATCTGCTGTCCGCAATGTCCCATTTTGGCGACCCCAACGGGCCAAGGATAAATAGCATCACGCCCTCCTGAACAAGGTACAGCGAAACTCCCGGAAGAACCGGATCCGCGTCCACAGTGCCGTGGTGTAAAAACTGATGTTCAGCTTGCGCACCCTGCGGCACAGTTCAGGCTCGCCGATCATTTTCATTCCGAACATCATCTGAAAAGAGGTAGGTTCGCACCCTTGGCCTGCTGCCAGCAGCATCGCAGCACTTCGATGTAATCCATCTTCTGCATCGCCGCGATGCGGCAGATTTCCTGATCCATGTGCAGCGGAACCCGCAGGGAGCGGCGGCGGCTGCCATTCCGCTGGTGAATGGGAGTGAACGCCGGGATCGGCGCCGTCCGTGGCTTGATTCGCATCACTTCTCCAGTTTTGGGCGCACACCTGTACGCCCAAACCTTATCGCGCATCTGGTGGATTAGGCAAGGGGTGATTTACTGAGGACTGTGCCAACGTACTTGTTCGAGTGCAGCCAATGCGGCAGGAGCGATGAAAAGTTTCTTTCCATTAAATCCGACCCGCGCGAGCTGCATGAGTGCCCCGGCTGCCGAAAGCGAACCATGGTTCGCCAGATCGGCGCCGGCTCAGGATTCACCGGCGTAAGGGGGCAATACCCCTACAAAGCGTGGACCCTGCCCTGGAAGAAGGACTCCAGGGGTTTGCCCAAGGAGCCGCTGGTCATCGAGTCCGCCAAGCATGAGCGGGAAGTGATGGCCGGGGCGTACAACGGCGAACGGTACGAAAAGAACCAGTTATGACGGCTGCTAACGACGAAGCGATTCACGCTCCACCGTCGAGGGACCATGTTAGACGAGCAGACACCTGGCGAAGAAGCGGCATCGACGCCGCCGCCCGAATCACCGACGCCCCCGCCGGCGGAACCCGCACCCGCGGACACTCCAGCCGAGCCACAGGCCAAGGTGGAAGGCGATGAAGTCGATCAGTTTTTCGCCACGCACGATGCCCAGACGCTGGAGCCGATCCAGGCCAAAGACCAGGCGGCAGAACAGCCCAAACCTGCGACTCCACCCCCCGCACCCGCGGCACCGGCATGGAGCGAGCAGGACCAGAAGCTGTTGGCCCGCTGGAAGCTCAAGGCAACGGACCTGGATTACCTCACCCCGGAGCATCGCCAGCACCTGCTAGCGGGACTGGGGGAGCGAACCAGCTTCGTGGATCGCCTCGCGTCACAGGTGAACCAGCCCGCCGCCCCGCCGCCGCCACAAGCTGCGCAGCAGGCCGCACCCGCGGCCCAGCAGGCGGCTCAACAGCAGGCGGATCTGTGGGCGGGCATGCGACAGGAGTACGGCGATGAGTTTGTGCAGCAGTTTTCTGCACCGATCAACGCCGTGTTGCAGCAGCGTGATCAGATGATCGCCCAGCAGCAGCAGGCACTCCAGCAGGTTCAGGCCCGCATCGAGCAGATGCATGTGGAGCAGGCGTATTCCGCCCTCCAGCTCCCCGATGGTGTCGAGAAATCGTCCGACCAGGTGCGCCAACAGATCGAAGCCAAGGCATTTGAACTGCTGCAAGGCAGGTTCGAGCCGGGCAAATACGACTGGAAGCACGCCATTCCCGAAGCAGCCGCGGCCCTTTTTAACGTGCAAGCGATTCAAGCTGAGCGCGCGCGTCAGGCCCAGGCTGCAACCCAGTCCCGCAGAGGATCGGCGCAATCGGGAGTCAGACGGGCCGCTCAGGTGACACCGCCGGATCCGGATGCCGAGGAAACTCGGGAGATTGAAGCCGCGCTTGCCAAGCACGGCCTCAAGTAGCGGATTCCGGCATAACCGGAGCAAACCATGTCTGCATTAGCAGCCTTTACGGACCTTCTCGTGGCGACGAAGGCCGCCAGCCTGTCGGACCCCGACAAGCTGGTTTCGCAGGCCACGCAGTATCGTACCACCCTGTTTCGCCGGATGATGAAGGGCTTGAGCCAGAAGGCGATGGTGCAGAACGGCACCAAGATCGTCGATCATGTCCAGCTCAAAACCGTCAACCGCCGGCGGCACTACAACCCCACCGATACCTTCGGGTACACCGGCTCGAATTCCCTCACCCAGATCGAAGTCCCCTGGCGATTCAGCCTGGTGGATATGGTCACGCAGGAGCATGAGCTGGACCTGAACCAGGGTGATCGGGTCAACGTCTTTAAGCGAGTGCTCGCCGCCAAAAACGCGGAAATGGAGCAGTCCTTTTGGGAGGGCAACGAGGACGATCTCTGGGCCGCGCCAAACTTCGACACCATGGAATCCAGCACATTGGGCGAGGGCGTTACAGGCGCGCCGCTGAGCCTGCGATGCTTCATCACGGCGGATGGCGCCGTGCCGTCGGCCTCCAATGGCGGGATCGCCAGCGGATCCTCTGCCTGGACCAGCATCATGGGCGTCTCGCCCACCACCTATCCGAACTGGAAGAACCAGTATGAAACCTTCGACAACACCAGCGCCACCACGCGCTCGGCGGACGTCGGGGGCGTGCTGGATGCAATGCACCGGATGTGGCTCGATGTTCAATGGGAAAGCCCGGATACGACCCAGAAGTATTTCGAGGACACCCGCCTGAACAAGATGGTGATCGTCTGCAACAAGGAGTCGATGGTCGAACTGAAGCGACTGGCAACGATGATGAACAACGTACTCACCCCCCGCCATGACATTGGCTGGGCGGCGGGCGGCGTGGTGTTCAACGGGCTGCCGATCACCTACCTGGCCAAACTGGACTCGATCGACACCGGCGGGACGGCGGGCAACGGAACGTATGCCTCCGGTGCGCTGACCTATCAGTGGCGCTGGATCAACTTCAACCATATCAAGCCGATCTTCCATTCCGGCCACTACCGCAAGCGGCAGGAAAAGGATGGCGGCGCGGCCCAGCCGTTCAGCAAGGTGGTCATCGAGGACACCTGGCAGAACCTCTGGTGCGCCAACCGGCGCGAGCAGGGGATCGTCCGAGCGGCGTAACGACCTGACCAAGACGGGCCGGCGGGATCATTGATCTCCTCCCGCCGGTCCTGGCCTTTAGCCATAAGCGAGGAACATCATGATTGCTACGATTCATCAACCCGGCCACCCGCTGATCGAAAAGCAGGTGGTTCGCCTCACCAACCGCACGGGCGCCACGCTCGTCTACGGCTCGGTGGGCATTCTCGATACCGCCCAGGCGGACGCGGCCTCCACGACCGTCGCCCTGGGGCTTTCCAACGTGGTCGCCGTCGCCGATGGGCAGACGGATCGCCGCAACCGGCTGTATGCCGTGTACGTCGGCAAGGATTCCCTGGCGGACGATGCCACAGGCGATTTCTACCTGGGACTCCCCAACGTTGTCGGCCCCGCCGAAGTGGATGGCACCACCGACATCGTGAAGGGAAACCTGCTCAAAGGCGTCGATTCGGCCGACCACCTGGTTCAGGCCACGATCGGCACTGATGAGGCGATCGCCGAAGCGCTGGAGAGCTATTCGACCAACGGACAGGCTGTGAAGCTGGTTCGCTGGCTGGCGCCCAACCTGACCCAGGCGGCGGATTAACTCCTGACCAAGTTCGCGGGCTCGCAGTCTAGCGAAGCCCATTCACCAGCGGACGGCGGGCGGTTAAATCCCCGCCCCCCGTCCATTTACCACGAGGTGCTGCATGTCCCCTCATCGCGTTCAAAACATCGTCAACAGTTCCATGGCCACGGCCCTGGGCACGCCCTCCACGCCCACCGCGGCATTGATCGCCCAGGAAACCGCCGAAGCCATGGTGGGCGGCTCGGCGTCGGCAGACGATGCCGATGCGTTCATCACCGCCATTGGCGCGGGTTTGAAAAACGGCTCGGCGGTGGCCCAGACCGAGCAAATCGGCGCCGGGCTGTTCAAAACCACGCTGACCCTGACCGACCTGGAAGTCACGTTGACCCTCAATGGCACGTCCACCGGGGGCGGCGGGGTGAAGATCTACGATTTCCCGGCCGGGTACATCAAGGTGCTGGGGGTGACATCCAATCTGACGGTGGCCAATGCCGGCGGGGACGGCTCATTCCTGGCATCCCTGGGATCCGCGGTGGCGGATACCGGCGGCACCCTGGCCACCACCGAAGCCAATGTGTGCGCCTCCACCGCCGCGACGGTGAGCAGCGGCGTGGGCACCTGCAAAATGAAGGGTGATACGGTTTCGGCCCTGGACGGAACCTCCACGGCCATTGACCTGTACCTCAACGCGGCTCTGAACGCGGACGGCACGGATAAGGAAGTGCTGGAGTTCAGCGGCACGATCACCATTCACTGGCTGAACCTGGGCGATAACTAGCATGATCCGCCGCCACCGTGACATGATCGACCTGCTGTGGATGCTGCTGGGCCTGATGCTCTGGTGCGCGTTCGCCACCTGGTTGATCGGCTGCGGCTTCGGCTGCCAGTCCCGCGTCCAAGGCGGCTCGCAGACCGCCGCCAGCGACATGTTGGACATCACCGGCGGGCAGGCGATGCGATCCAGCGACCTGCGGCTGGTGCTGCCGGATGGGACGGTGCTGGAAATGGTGAGACTCTCGGCCTCGACCCAGCCCAGCATCGCCCGATCCAGCGAATCCAGCGCCTCGACCCAGCCCAGCGCCTCGAGCTGGCGGGCCATGCCGCGGCTCGATAGCAACGCCGATGGAACCTGGTCGATTTCGTTCGATCAGCTCAAAGTCCCGCCCCGATCCTCCTGGCCGCTGTTTGGGATCTTCCTGGCCGCGGGGTTCGTCGCCTGGAAATTCGGCGGTTCGCTGCCCATTGCCCTGGCGTGCCTGGGGCTGGGCGTCTTGTCCATCGTGTGGCTGCCGATGCTCCAGTGGCTCGCCCTGGGCGCGGTGGTGCTGGGCCTGTGGCCGGTGATCGGAACCATCGTGCAGTTGATCCGTGGCGCTCAGGCGAGCAAGGCCATTTTGAGTGAACCAGACCGCGCCCGAGTCGTTTCCGCGTGGGAGGCGGTTCAGGATGCCACGACTCGGCGCGTCGTGAAAAAGGTGAAGGGGGGATAGCGCGATGGAGTGGCTGATGTACCTGGTGAAACACCTGGATACGAGCGACCGCATCCGGCTGGGCATGGGATGGCTCGGCACGCTGCTGGCGGTGGTGCTGCCGTCGCTGAACCAACTGCTGACCGTGGTGCAGATCGTGGGCGCGATCGGCGGGGCGATCCTGGCGTGGATCACGGTCGTCACCGCCTGGCGAAAGATGCCGCGGCGGAGAAAGAAAGAGGACTGACATGATGCCCCCGCAGCTCAACCTGTGGCCGCTCATCATTCTTTGCGCCCTGGGTGGGGCGTGTGTGGGACTGCTGCTGTCGATTTTCTTCCTGTAGGAGGCGTGCAATGCCCTGCGTGCATGTGTTCATCCGCGACCAATTAAGCAAAAAAGAGGCGATGCCCATCTATGACGGGCGGACGATCTCGGGCCTGCCGGCCAAGCACACCATCGAGGCGAAATTCGAGGGCGTGGAGGGGATCAAAAGCGTGGCGTTTACGCTGAATGGCACCACCAGCATCGAAGGCGCTGCCCCCTACTGCCACCGCGGCGATGATGCCGATCTACGGCTGGCCAGCGGGCATTATGACCTGCGGGTGGCCGCCTACGCCCAGGCGGGCGGCAATGGCACGGTGCTGATTGCCACGCAGCTTCGCTTTAAGGTGATTGGCGAGACGGCCAATCAGCCCCCCGCCACCACCACGGGCGGGAGAAAGATCGTCTTTGCCAGCGGCACGCTGGATGGAAAGACCGTTAAGGCCGACGAACTGCTTGACTTGGGCGGCAAGGTATGGCCGATCCAGTCCGCGCCGATCATCCTGCTGGGGGGCATGCGCAACGGCGGATTCAACAACCAGATCCCGCCCAAGGTGAGCAGCGACGGCAAGAACAAACATGGCACGGAAGCGGTGACGATCCCAGCGACCGCGAAAAACGTGGTGATGGAGAACATCACCTGTGTCGGCGATGGCTATAACGGCCTGCTCCGCTGCGAAGGGTCGCAGGTCGTGCTCAGGAATCTGTCCGGCGCCAAGGGGCTGGGGTGGCTGGCGCAGCTCAATGGCTGCGAGAACGTGCAATGGGATGGGGCGACGACGCGCAACCTCACGCGGGGCGGGATTTCCCTGAACCAGGCGAACAAGCAATTCCCCAGGAAAATCACGCTCAGCAAGCTGGACCTGGCGGATGGCGGGAATGAGGCTCCGCTGCGGATCAATGGCGGCTCGGAAGTCCATATCCGCGGCGGCCTCGCGGACAACTCGGCGGCATCGAGTCTCAAGGATGCGGTGCAGCTTCGCGGCGGCGATAACACCTGCGTCCTGGAGGATTTCGTGATGATTCACAACTGTGCCGGCGGCCAACAGCCAAACGGCACCCCGCACGCGGTGGAATGGACGCTGCGCAACTGCAAGCTGCTGGGCGGGTATCGCTTCGAGGCTGGCTGGGCCGGGAGGGTGGAGGGCGGCACGGTGGTCAATCGTGAGCGCGTGGTCTTTGACGGGAAGGAGCATCAGATCGGAAAGACACCAGACGGCAAGCCCGTGAATTATGGGGGCCAGGCATTCAGCCTGCAAAAGGCGGCGATGGGCCTGCCCAAAGCGGCCTGCATCGTGCGCAATGTGGTGATTGACGCGGCGATTGTATCGGGTGGCATTCGTCCGAAATTCGAGAACTGCCGGGATTCGGCGGGGAAAGCGATCATCTAAATGCCCGTCCATCTCAGTGCGACGGAAACGGTGCTGGAAGAGGAAAAATAGCATGGCCGACTTCGTGGAGATATCATTCGCGCCGGCGAGCGTGCTGGTCAATGACCTGATTACGCTGCTCGTCTCGTCAAACGTGGACACGACTGTTCATCTGGAAGTTTCCGGCGTGAGCGGGGATTTCAGCCTTAATGATTTTCTTGTTGGCCCGGCGAGCGAGTCGACAAGGGAGGTGCAGTTTGCCCCCGATTCCCCGGGCGTCGGCCTGTTCAGTGGAACCGGGGCCGACGGCATCATCTGGCTGCCGGACCCGCCTAACTTCGTCGTGACCTCGCCATCGCCGGATGCGGATGACATTCGATATTGCCGGAATCGCCGGCTTCGGCGACGACGCAGAAAGGTGCAATCATGAGCAGCAGCAATGTAACGCAGGCAGCGAAGGATGCGGGCGAGTTCGCAATCGCCAGTGTGACCATCGCATCGGAGTGGACCAACGTGGCCGTCGTCGATGTGCGGCATCGGGATGGGCTAATCTGTTTCGATCTGCTGGTGGGCACCGCGGCATTGACCGCCCTGCGGGTGACACGCTCAGGCGTCAACGGGGGCCACGCCGCCGGATCGGACGTGGTGATCGCCGCGGATGCGGACCTGGACACGCCCAGCTTTTCCATCCCCTCGGTGCTGCCGGCCAGTGCTTACCAGGCGACGGCGACCACCCGCGTTCAGATCGTCGTTGATACCATGGGCGCCGCGGAAATCGGCATCGACGCCAAATCAGGCGGCACGGCCACGCTTGCCGGCGTGGTGCGCGTGCCGGGATAAGCCATGGATCGCATTGTCGCGGCACAATCTCTACAGAAACTGGACGCCGTGGCATGGGGCAGCGCCACGGACGGGCAGATTCTCATCTATTCCAGCGGCACGGGGAAAATGGCCCTGGGCGCTGTTCCGTTGACCGGCGATGGCTCGGGGCTGACCAACCTGAACGCATCGAACATCGCCAGCGGCACGCTGAACGCCGCCCGGCTCCCCAGCGGGATCAATGCCACGCTGGTCGGCGGCGGCGGGGTGGACAATACTGAGTTCGGCTACCTGGATGGCGTGACATCGGCCATTCAGACGCAGCTCAATGGCAAAGCATCCTCCAGCCACACGCATTCGGCGGCGGATATCACCAGCGGCTCATTGGATGACGCCCGGCTCAGTTCCAATGTGCCGTTGAAAAACGCGGCCAATATCTTTTCGGCGGCTCAGACCATCAGGGATTATGACTCAGACGAGGCCAATGGCGCCTCGGCCATCGCTTTCAAGTTTGCCACCTCCAACGCGATGAGCACGGCCGCCGCGAGAATCGCGGCATTTTACAACACCACCAACGAAGCATTCGGCATTGCCATCGGGCCAGCCGCGAGCAATCTGAATCTGTACCTGCGTGCGCCGGACGGCAGCACCTCCAGCCCGTTCTGCCGTATCTATGCCGGGCCAACAGGGACGGGGACACTAAATTTCATCGGCGGCCAGATGCAGTTCACCGGTGAAGCCATTTATGGCTCGTCAGGGCAATGGCAGCAGAGCGGAAGCGCGACCAGCACCGCCACCCAAAAGACCAGTTCGGCGGCTGAATGGCGCAACTCAGTTTGGACTGGATCGGCGGCTGCCAACCAGATACATCGGCTGACAAACACCGCCAGCACGTCCACCAATCTTGAGTCCATGCTGCTATTTGAGGCCAACCGCTCCAACGTGGGCGGCGGCTCGATGACCGACATGATGGCGCTCTGGTACGACGGTGCGACCACCACGCGCGTCGGCATTGGTACGCGCACTCCGGCGGAAAAGCTCAGTGTCAGCGGCAATTTTGCCCTCATCACGGCGGGCAATGGGATCAAGATCAAGGAGGGAACCAACGCCACCGCGGGCGTGGCGACCCTGGTGGGCGGGACGGTGACGGTTAGCACGACGAAGGTGACGGCCAGCTCACGCATTTTCTGCTTCGGGCAGAACACGGGGACGGCGCCCGGGGAACTGACGATCTCCGCCCGCACCGCGGGCACTTCATTCACGATTACCTCCACCAGCGGCACGGATGACCGGGACGTGGCCTGGTGGATCCTGGAGCCAGCATAATGGCCTTGCATTCCTACACCTTCGCGGAGCTGAAAGCGGCGGTCACGCACGCCCTGGGCAAGTCGCCGGATTCTTCTCTTACCAGCGAGGGGGAGATCGTCAACGATGCTCTGGCGGATTTTGTCAACCTGCATCCCTGGTCATGGCGGCGCAAGGCGAGCAGTCTCAACCTCACCGCCGATCAGAACTACGTCGCCCTGCCGTCCGACTTCGCGGCCCTGGACGCGATCCAGATGGCGTGCACCAGCGGTTGCCTGCATCCCACCAGCCTCCAGCAGATCATCGACGGGCGATCCTCGACGCTGGCCGTGCCGATTTCAGGCACCTACTGGTATGCCGTGGCCTGGACCGGGCAGACCTCTGCCACCGCCAGCCCCACCGCCCGGCTGGAACTGTGGCCCACGCCGGCGGCGACCGTCGCCTCGGCGATCACGCTCTCGTATTTCCGCATCATCCCCGCATTGTCCGGCGCCACCGACCTGCCGGACATGCCGCCCCACTTCCACCGGGCACTCAAAGCCTTTGTCCGCGCTCACGCCCTGGAAGAAGATGGACAGCCCGAAGCGGTGGATGCCATGGCCAAGGCGATGAGCCTGATCCAGCCGCTGATGCGTGAGGATGGCACGATCCAGGCATCGCTGGGGATGCCCCGCGGCGGGCTGGATGCCCCGCCCTGGCGGACGACAGCAATTCGGCCGGGTGACACGATTGAGTATTGACACATGGCCCGCAAACCGCCTACGCCCGTGATCCTGCCCGTCCCCTTCCCATTGAAGGGGAAAGACACCAATTGGGCGCGGAACGTGCAGCCGCCGCTGACCACGCCCGATGCCCTGAACGTCTGGGCCTACGACCGGCATGGGCGCGCCCGCGGGGCGCAGCGGCCGGGTTTCACCCGCATGTGGGCGGAATCGGTGTCGGATGAAGTGCTCTACTACCAGGCGACCTCCTGCGATACCGGGGAACTGGCCCAGCTCTGGGCCAAAGCCTCGGAGTTCGCGAGCCTTCCGGCCTACTTCAAATGGGCTGGGGATGGTTTGTGCTACAGCGTTGCCTCGACCAGCCCCAAGACCTTCGCGCCCGGGGTGATCGCCTTTTCCTCCACCCGCACCACCGCCAGCGGCTGCGCGGACACGATCTGCGGGGGCGGGGGCGGCGCCAATCCGCCCACCTACCGCCAGGCCCGGCGATGCTCCAACGGTGAACTGGCCAGCCTCTATGTGCCAACGGTGGAGATTTCCGCTTATCCGTACTACTTCAAGTTCGCTGGCGATGGCATCTGCTACAAGGTGCTCTCCAGCGAGGCCCTGACCACCGCACCCACGCTGATCGCGCCATTGGCCGGGCGGACGGCGATTGATGATTGCGACGATGTGGACTGCGCCTGCTCCGGGTGCGGCACGTTCGCCTGGGACACCGGGGAAGTGGCCGAAAATGGATTTGTGGGGGGCACAACTCAATTTGTGCGCGGCAGCCCGGCCTTCGAGATCTGCACCAACAACGATTTCAGCGGGATCGTGTTCAGCGCCGCCTCCGATGACATCGTGATTCTCACCAAGTCCACGGACGTGGTGACGCAGACCTACAGCGGCGTGGTGGGCGCCACCCCCACCATCACCCTGCCGGCCGATTACATCATTTTCCGTGACACCTATGGCTCGATGCGTTCGGCGGCGGAAGGCTCGAACCCCGCCACCTGCCCGAAGGTGGTGACGGACGGGACCAGCACGAGCAATATTCCCCTGGGCACGTCCAGCAGCGCCTATGACCATGTGGTGGATCTGGAGGCGGATGGATTCGCCACCCGGCTCTGGAGCGCGGGCGTAACGTTCGCGGAAATGGACGCGCTGGGGTGGATCGACGCCGATGGCGTGGCCCGGCTGAAAATGTGGCACGTCGTGTGCGGGCGCGGGCGGGCGGAAATCACGTCGGTATCGTGCCAGGAGCTGGGCGATTTCGAGATGTATTCCACGGGCGAAGATGTGTCAGGTGGCGAAGATCAGGTGTGGGAGGTACGCCAGCCCGCTGGCTCAGGGACCTGGGTGGAACCGGTCTTGACGGAAAACACCATCCCCGAATGGTTAGGGGGCCAGAACGTGGTGGAACTGTTCTATTTCGAGCAAACCAGCCCGGCCCGCTGGATCAGTTATCCGCCCACCGCCGCTGGCACGGGATCCGCGGCGGACATCGAGTACCGGCACACGGGGATTCTCTTTTCCAATAACATCAACACCGGCACCTTTGAGCTGACGCTGGAGATCGGCGGCGACGATCGAGCGGTAGAGGTCTATGTCAACGATGTGCTGGAGTGGAGCGGCACGGCCGCCTTTGGAGGGGCAACCACCGTGGTGATTGACGCCACCAATTTCAGCGTCGGATCCAGCAACGTTATTCGCGTGGTCACCGAGGACGTGGGGGATGCGTCGGCCAACTTCCAGGGCTTTTACTGCCGGGTGGTGGGGGTGACGTGGTGATCTGGAGAAAAGACCCATCCGGTATTCAGGCGGCTCCCTCACGCCGTCGCCGTTACGGCCTGGGGGATGTGGTGGCCGCCATCGCCCAGACCGCGGGCGTGCGTCCGTGCGATGACTGCGTTGAGCGCAGGGACGTGCTCAACGCGGCCACGGATGCCGCGGCGGAAAAGGTCTTTGGCGGGCAGCAGACCGATGAGGTGCGCGCATGATTCAGGCGATGACACAAACCACAGTGATTTCCGGCACGTCCCGAAGCCAGCGGCTGGTATTCATCGCCGATGGGTCGCTGTTCATGTCCGTCGCCCTGGGCGTGCCCAACCTGGGCGGCAGCGGCTCGGGCATCGTCTCTCCCGGGACCACGCCCCAGCTCTGCCAGGTGTCCGGCTCCGGGAAGGTCTACATTGCCGAACGGGGTGAGGATTTGCAGCTTTTCAGTGCCTCCACCGGGGCGATGGCCTCATTTACCGCCTCCGTCGAAACCATGCCCACCGGCTGTGCCCTGTGCTGCATCTACCGCAACCGCCTGGTGGTGAGCGGCAAGCCGGGGGACGAGCAGAATTTCTTTGCGTCCCGCCTGGGCGATCACACCGACTGGGACTACGCCGCCACCGATCCAGCGGCGGCCTGGGCTGGCAACACCACCAAGGCGGGGCTGCTGCCGGACATCATCACCTGTCTGATCCCGGTGCGAGACGACTTCCTGATTTTCGGCGGCGATCACACCCTGCACGTGATGCGCGGGGATATCTCCTACGGCGGCTCCATTCAGCAGCTCTCGGACAAGGTGGGCATTGCCGGGCCGGAAGCCTGGAGCACCGATCCCAACGGGAATGTCTACTTTGTCGGGCAGGATGGGCTGTATCGGCTTTCGGGGACGGGGGTGGTGGAGAATCTCTCCGGGGCGCGGGTGACGGATTTCTTCGGCAGCATCGACCGGAACAGCACTTACATCCAGGTGCGATGGGATGAGCGGCATCATGGGTTATGGATCTTCGCCACCAGCCACGATGATGATTCCTCCATCCACCTGTTCTGGGACGCCCGCAATGATGCCTTCTGGCCGATGCAGTTT